GACGGACGGCATCATCGGCATGAAGACGTTGGCGGCTGTGAAAGCGGCTGATCCCGTTGCTCTGATCAAGTGTATCTGCGATAATAGGCTGGCCTTCCTTCAGAATTTGCCGACATGGGGTAGGTTCGGCAAAGGCTGGGGTCGCCGCGTTGCGGATGTGAGCAAGACGGCTCAAACGATGGTCGGGTAACATGACAACGGGTCTGACCTATTCTCAGTATGTGACACAGATTGCCACGCTGGCAGTCGTGGATGAGGCAGACCCAGCCTTCGTCACTATCCTGCCTCAGATGATCACCTATGCGGAAAACCGCATGTATCGTGATCTCGATTTCCTATTCACGTCGATTGCCACGACCTCCTACGGCCTCACTGTTGGCACCCGGACGATCCCGGTGCCTGCTGGCACGTTTGTGGTGCCCGAGCAGATCAACGTCATCACGCCGATGGGTACGGCCAGCCCCGACACGGGTGTGCGGAATCCTTTGCTGCCATGCACGAAGGAATTCCTCGACCAAGTCTATAACAACAGCCAGCAGAGGGGCCTCCCGAAGTATTTCTGCCCCTTTGACGATTATACGTTCCTCGTGGGTCCGTATCCCGATCAGAGCTATATGTGCGAGATCGTCGGCACGTTCCGCCCGAACAGCTTGTCGGTGTCAAACCCGACCACGTTCATCAGCCTTTATCTGCCGGATCTGATGATTATGGCATCCATGATCTATGTGTCCGGTTATCAGCGCAACTTCGGTCGCGCCAATGATGACCCGCAAATGGCAATCACTTACGAGAGCCAATATCAGACGCTTTTGAAGGGCGCTCTGACAGAGGAAAGCCGGAAGAAGTTCGAGGCTGCAGCGTGGTCTTCGCAGTCTATGTCGCCCGTCTCCACGCCGACGCGGGGGTAACGCATGCCCCATAATGCCATCAAGTTCGTTCCGGGCGTCGATCAGAACCGGACGCCAGCCCTTAACGAAATGGCTATTTCGGAATGCCAGCTCGTGCGCTTTGTGCCGGACAAGCAAGGCATGGGCCTTGTGCAGAAGCTGGGCGGCTGGCAGAAATATTTTACGGACGCCATTGGCTCTCCAGTGCGCGCTTTGCATGCGTGGGAAGGCATCAATCTCGATCAGCATCTCGGCGTTGGCGCTGAAAGCAGCTTGAGCGTCATCACGAACGGCAACGAGAACGTGATCACGCCGCAGAAGATCCTGCGCAATGAGCCGGTCAACTTCTCGACAACCGCTGGCAGCAATCTTGTTACGGTTACCGATACGGGCTCGAACACCGACCAATATGATTCGGTCTATATTCAGACCGATGTCTCGGTTGGTGGGTTGATCTTGCGCGGTGTCTATAAGATTTATCCGCTCGGCCCAAACACTTACAACATCTATGCGACGAACACGCTGGGCGATCCGGCGCTTGCTACGACCACGGTCGCAAATGGTGGCATCGTTTCGGAATTGGCCGCCACGGCTGGATCCGCTGTCATCACGATCACGCTTCCGGATCACGGCAAGCAAGTCGGCGATACCGCGACGTTCTTAGTCGCCACATCGATTGGCGGTCTGTCGATCTATGGGAACTATACCGTGCAGACGGTGTTGTCCTCGTCGCAGTACACCATCTTGGCTGCCAATCAAGCGAACGCGACAGTCATCACGGTGACAGGCGCATCGGGCACCGGCGTGACGGCCACACTGACGTTCTCAAGTGCATATGAGATCGCTATTGGCACGAACATCGTCGTAGCTGGTGTCACACCGGCTGGATACAACGGCACGCATACGGTTACTGTTACCGGCACAAACACGGTCAGCTTTGCAAGTGCTGAGACCGGCGCATTCGTTTCCGGCGGCACGATCACCGCACCGAGCGTCTCGACATTCATCAATGGCGGCGAAGTTCGCTTTCTCTATTACAACGGCCTCGGTCCTCTGCCGCAAGGCACCGGCTACGGCATCGGTCCTTACGGCGCTGGCGGGTATGGCACGGGTATCCCGCCGATCCCGAACACCGGCACACCGATCACAGCCACAGATTGGTCGCTCGATAACTGGGGCGAGACCTTTATCGCCAATCCGACTGATGACGCGATCTATACATGGACGCCGAGCCAAAACGATCCCGTGGCAATCGTTATCCCGAATGCGCCGCCGGTGAACCGTGGCATATTCGTAGCGATGCCACAGCGTCAAATCGTGGCGTATGGATCGACGTTTACCGGTATCCAAGACCCGCTTCTTGTGCGGTGGTGCGATGTCGATAATTACGATTCATGGATTGGCCTCGTGACCAATCAAGCTGGATCGTACCGCATCCCGAAAGGCTCGCGCATCGTGGGCGCAATTCAAGGGCCGCAGCAGGGCTTGCTGTGGACGGATCTTGCGCTGTGGGCGATGCAGTATGTCGGCGGTGAATTCGTTTATGGCTTCAACGAGATTTCCGCTGGTTGCGGATTGATCGCGAAAAAGGCTGCCGGTCTGCTGAACAATCAAGTCTACTGGATGTCGCAGTCGCAGTTCTTCCGCCTCACCGGTACGGGCGTTGAGCCGATCTTCTGCCCCGTGTGGGACGTGATCTTCCAAGACCTCGACACGAACAACCTCGACAAGATCCGCTGCGCTCCAAACAGCCGGTTCAACGAAGTCACATGGTACTATCCGACCATCGGCAACGGTGGAGAGGTATCGCATTATGTGAAGTACAATGCTGGCTTGAATTGCTGGGATTTCGGCACGTTGGGCCGTACCGCATGGATCAATCAGTCCGTGCTCGGGCCACCGATTGGTGCTGGTGTCGATCAGTATATTTATCAGCACGAAGTTGGTCAGAACGACGATGTGCGGCCAATGACAAGCTGGTTTCAGACTGGCTATATGCAGCTGTCTGAAGCAGACGTGAAAATGTTTATCGACCAAGTATGGCCCGACATGAAGTGGGGCTATTACAATGGTGTGCAGAACGTCACGTTGAGCCTTAGCTTCTACGTTGTGGATTATCCCGGCGAGACGCCAACGGTATATGGTCCTTTCCTTCTCACACAGCAGACCACATTCGTGACGCCGCGCTTCCGTGGCCGCCTTGTGTCGATCCGCATGGAGAGCAACGACTTCAACACGTTTTGGCGCATCGGTAATATGCGCTACCGGTTTCAAGTGGATGGACGCTTCTAATGGCTAGTTTAGACGATATTCTAACTACTCAGAAGAACGGCGTTGTCGCCATCAACGGCATCAATCGGTCGTTGGCTGGTATCTACAACTACATGAAGGGCAGGCCGCTTGCGTCGGGCGCAGCGGGCACGGGCGGATATTCAACGCTCTATACGGTGCCAACTGGATCGCAAATGGCGATTGTCGATATCGAGATCTGCAACACGGCAGCATCTCCTGCGACGTTCTACATTTCGTTGTGCGCTGCTGGTGACACAGCGGGGGCAAGCAATGCAGTGTTCTATGCTGCGCCGATTAATGGCAACACAACGGTGCAGTGGACGGGCCAGCAAGTGCTTGAGGCCGGTGGCTTTGTGGCTGCCTACGCTTCTGCATCGACAGTGACGATTAAGGTCGGTGGAGGTCCGGGCCAGTGACAATCACCGTATATCCTCCGTATGGCGCGACGGTAAACAACGCTTTCTATGCGCAGTTCGGCGGCTCAACCGTCGATGCATTCGGGCGCTTGCGTGTCACGACGCCATTCACACTATTTGACAGTCAAAGCCGGTTCGCAGCCGACAATCAGTATAGCTATGTGACTGATGTGGGCGGCTCGACAACATACAACACAAATAAGTCTTCAGTGAATTTAGACGTTACCACAACGTCCGGATCCACTGTGCTGGCGCAGACGTTTCGGGTATTCCCGTATCAGCCGGGGAAGGGCTTGCTGACGCTGCAAACATTCACGATGGCAGCAGCTAAGACGAACCTCGTGCAGCGTGTTGGATATTATAGTGCGCAGAACGGGGTCTATCTTGAGCAGGGAGCGAACGGCGTCACGTTTGTGCTGCGCACTTACACTGGCGGCTCGGTCGATAATTCTCGGTATGTGACGCAAGCGAATTGGAACGGCGACAAGCTTAATGGGACCGGCCCGTCCGGCGTCACGCTCGACCTAACGAAAACGCAAATCCTATGGTTTGATTTCGAGTGGCTCGGCGTCGGTAACGTGCGCTGTGGTTTTGTGATCAATGGCCAGTTCATTGTGTGCCACACGTTCCAAAATGCAAACTTCGGCACATCAGTATACATGCAGACCGCCATTCTGCCTTTGCGGTTTGAGATCACGAACACCGGTGTGACAGCATCGAATTCTACATTGCAGATGATTTGCTCGTCCGTTCAGTCAGAAGGCGGCTACGAGCAGACATCGCAAATTTATACTGCTCGCCGAACAGATGATGGCAAAGCGATAGCGAACAACACCGGTCTGACATTTACGCCGTTGGTGTCGATTAGGGTGAATGCAAGCTATTATGGCGCAGTAGTTATCCCCGAAGGCGTTTTATTCCACCCTACGGCGGCGGGTTCGACAGGCTATGAGGTTGTCCTTGCCCGCGATGCTACGCTGACTGGAGCAACGTGGGGTTCGACCATAGCTGGCGGCCAAGTCGATGTAGATACTGCTGCAACGTCTATGACTGTAACAGCGGATAATATCATTGAATCGGCGTTTGCTGCACAGAGCGCGCAATCAACCAATGCCGCTATTGTGCCAACTGGGTACAATTTCGACACGCAAATTGGCTATCCCGCCTCTCTTTCGGGGAATGGCTTTGCAAGCAGTCAAACCTATACGCTGGGCGTGCGCGGGCTGAACAACAGTCCGACTGGATCCGGCACAGGGTCTCTATTTTTCTACAACCTAACGGTGTGATCATGCCCCTTAAAAAAGGTTCATCGCAGGACACGATCAGCGCCAATATCAGTGAATTGGTGCGCAGCGGTAGGCCGCAGAAGCAAGCGATTGCGATTGCGCTGGATACGGCGCGTCGTGCAACGCGTGCAGAAGGTGGCATGACCACCACGACCACGACCGAAGGCCCTGCGATGGGCAAGGTGCATCACGGTCCAATCCGCTCTGCCGTCGCGGGGCGCACCGATCATCTTCCGATCCATGTGCCATCGGGCGCTTATGTGATCCCGGCAGATATTATTTCCGGCATGGGCGAGGGCAACACGGACGCGGGCTTTAAGGTCGCGAAGAGCATCTTCTCGCAGCCAATGTATGGCGCTGGCCCCGATGCTCCTGCATACGGCGCGTCCCCTACGCCATACGCCGAGAACCCGAAGATGGCTTATGAGCAAAAGCTCAATGCTCCATACGGCATGGATATGCCCGCAAAGGCCGCCGGTGGTGAAGCTGATGCAGCTCCCATCGTGGCAGCCGGTGGTGAATATGTTATTCATCCCGAAGACGTTCGCCGTCTCGGCGGCGGAGATCTCGACGCTGGGCATCGTGAGTTGGACCGCTTTGTGAAAATGTACCGCAAGCATCTGATCGACACGTTGAAGAAGCTGCCGGGACCGAAGAAGGATTAATGGAGGGGAGCCATGTCCGAAGATATTAAGGTCACAATCGCAACGCCGTTTGATGTGCACGAGCTGATGGAATTGGCGCTGGCTGCATGTGAAGAGAATGGGTTTGTAAACGCGAACAAGACAAAACTTCTTCAAGAGATATGGTCAGCTCTTCATATCAAGGACGGGCTCGTCGGCATCATTCGCGGCGAAGACGGCATCATTCAAGCGACAATCCTGCTACGCATAGGTACTCTATGGTACTCGGATGACCGCGTGATTGAAGAGAAAGCGATCTTCATCCATCCGAATTACAGAGTTGGAAAGGTCCGCAGAGCGCAGATTCTTATCGACTTTGCGAAATCGACGGCAGATCGTCTTGGTATCCCGCTGATAATTGGGGTATTATCCAACAACCGTACAGAAGCGAAAGTGCGAATGTACGAGCGCCAATTCGGCAAACCAACGGGTGCGTACTTCCTCTACGGCGCAACCACTGGAATGGCAAAAGGACATTAAGGCATGGGCGGCGGCGGTAAGTCACAAACAACCACCCAACAGGTATCGATCCCGCCCGAGGTTCTTGCGCGGTACAACGCCGTCAATGCTCGTGCGGAAGATGTGGCAAGCCGTGGCTTCCAAAAGTATGGCACAAAAGCGGAAGATTTTGTCGCCCCTCTCACACAGTCGCAGCAGCAGGGCATCCAACAGACTGGCCAATATGCGCAGGCGGCGCAGCCTTATTATGACTCCGCTACGGATCAGCTAAATGCCGCTCAGCAGCAAGGGCAAGCTGGTCTAGCCGCCGCATCCCCGCTGATGCAGCAAGGAATTCAAGCTGGGCAGCAATTAGGGCAGGAAGCTTACGGCTCGTATCAAGCCCTTCCGGGCGTATTTGGGTCGGATTATTCCGGCGCGAAATCGCTTTTGCAGCAGGGGCTCGGCGGCGCGCAAGGCCTTTTGGGTGGCGCGTTGGGCTACACCACAGCCGGTGCGCAGGCGATCAACCCGCAACAGTTCAGCGGGCAGGCGCTCAATCAATATATGTCGCCGTTCCTCGGCAACGTGGTGCAGCAGACAATGGCTGCGCAGGCTCAGCAGAACGCTCAGCAGCGCAATGCTCTCACCGGCAACGCAATCCGTTCGGGTGCCTTTGGCGGCGACCGTGCGGGCATCGCGCAAGCCAATCTCGCGTATCAGCAGAACCTTGCCAATCAGCAGACGCTGGCGAACCTTCTGCAAGGCGGCTATGGGCAGGCGCTCGGTGCCTTCCAGCAGCAGCAGGGCGTGAACCTCGCGGCGGATCAAGCCAATCGTGCTGCCCTCCAGCAGACGGGGCAGGCCTTGGCTGGCATCGGCCAACAGCAATTTGGCATGGGCGCAACGGCTTCCCAACAGCAAGCCGCATTGGGACAGGCTCTAGCCGGTCTTTACGGCCAGCAGGCGCAGGGCCTTGCGGGACTTGGCCAGCAGCAATTTGGGCAGGGGCTCGCAGCATCTCAGCAGCAAGCTGCGTTGGCTCAGCAGGGCTATGGCATGGGCGCGGGTACAGCGCAGGCGCTTGCCGGTCTTGGGCAGGGCAGACAAGCTGCAGGCTTGCAGGGCGCGCAGGCGATGCTCGGTGCCGGTCAGATTCAGCAACAGACCGAACAGGCTGGCAAGCAGGCGCTCTACAACCAGTTCTTGCAGGAGCAGGGCTATCCGTTCCAAGTGGCGCAGTTCCTCGCGAACATCGCGATGGGCACTGGCGCGCTTTCCGGTTCGACCACGACCACGCAACAGCCCTCCTCGTTCTTCTCTGACCGCAAGGTCAAGGAAAACGTCCGGAAGATTGGCGAAACCGAAGACGGTCTGCCGATCTACAAGTTCCGATATAAGGGGGATAAAACGGATCAGACGCACATCGGCTATATGGCTGATGACGTTGAGAAGAAGCATCCCGACGCTGTCGGCGAGTATGGTGGGGTCAAGACCGTTGATTATAACAAAGTCAACGCTCGCGAGAGCATGGGCGGCGCTGTGCATGAAGGCGGCCTCGGTCGAGGCGCATATGCATACGGCGGGGCCGATCATGTGGATCCGAACGATCTACAAGCGATAATTCGCCAGCAGCAGCAGATGTATGGGCCGGGGATAGGCGGCCTTTATGGTACTTCGCCGCAGCAAACGCCCGGAGCAAAATCGCAAGTCCCCACTGGCGGCCTTCATGTCGGTAAGCTTGCCACGGCGGGTGCCGCCCCGCGTCAGCGTGAGGGTGGCCTGCGCGGCGCGATGGGCACTGCGCAAGAAGCGAAGCAAATGGTCGAGGGGGTTGTCGGACGTTACAACCCGCAAACGAAAAAATATGAAGGCGGCATTAAAGATCAGCTCACGAGTGCAATGGACACTGTGAAGGGTTGGACTGGTGGCGGTGATGATGCTGCTGCCACGGCTGCTGCTGCTGAAGAGGCTGCGCGCAAAGCTAAAGAGGGATTAGAAGGTGCGGCTGGAGCTTTAGCTTCCGGCGGTTCCGTCCCGCGCGCTGGCTATAAGTTCGGCGGCGAAGACGTTTACAAAACTGATCAGAGCTATGTGCCGGAAGAAGTCCTTGAGAGCGAGGACAAGAAGCCCGAGCTGATGACCGCTAAGGGCGGCACGGGCGGCGGCGGTGGTGGCGGCAAAAGCGGCCTCGGCACAGCTGTCGGCCTCGCTGGAACGCTTGCGAATTTCATCCCCGGCGTCGGCCCCGCGATTGGCACGGGCCTCAAAGCTGCTTCGATGTTCATGGCGAACGGCGGTGAAGTGCCGCGCCACGGCTATCAAGAAGGCGGGGACGCTCCGCGATATAAAATTGAGCCGCAGAACCTTGAGGATATGCCCGAGCATCGGCAAGCGATGATTAAGGCTATCTATGGGCCGGAAAGCGGTGGCCGATATGATATTCGGTACGGTGGCGTAGGTTCTTCGGGCAAAACTTTCGACCCCGAAGGATTCCACCCCAATATCCGCGAAGCGCGCGACGATGGCCGTTATTCTACGGCTGCCGGGGCTGGGCAATTTATTAAATCAACGTGGGATGCCGTCACCGGCGGCGCTCCGATGTCAAAAGGCTATCAAGACGCTGCAACGTGGAAACTTGCATCAGATGATTATGCGCGCCGCACTGGCCGTGATCTTGATGAAGATCTTCAGAAGCAGGGCGTCACGTCGGAAATTAAAGCAGCTCTTGCGCCCACATGGGAAGCTTTTGCAAAACAGCAGGGCGGCCTCGGTGGCGGTCAGCGGCAAGTGGCTGCTGCGCAAACTACGGCTCCAGCTGCTGGCGGCCAAAAGGGCGGTATCGGCGACTTCCTTACAAGCTCTCGCTTCCTCGTGCCGCTCGGCACTGGCCTTCTCACAATGGCATCCTCGCCGTCGCGTTACCTCGGCGCAGCAGCGTTGCAGGGCCTCGGCGCTGGCTTGGCAGCCATGAATGTGCCGGAGAAGCAAGAAGAAGAAATCAAGCAGATCCAGCAAAACACGGCTTTTGTGGAAGCGCAGAAGCAGTCGGTGCAAAACGCTATCGCGAAGGGCGCTGGCGTCTATGGGCCGGATGGCCAGCTCACGGGCTTCAAAGTTTACGTCAACGGCAAGATCACGATTGTCCCGCCGCAAGAATTCTATCGTGCGCTGCGCGAAGGCAAGCCGTATCAGATTGCGCCGGAACCCGGAGACACGGGCGGTGGTGTCGGCGGCGCTGGCATTGGAATGGGTGCGGGCGCAGCTCCTGTCGGCGGTGGCGCGGCCACAACGGCTGGCACGGCCCCCGCTCCTGCCGGTGCGCAGCCAGCTGGTGCAGCTCCGCAACTCGGTGCCCGCCCCGGAACCGAGCCCGAGCCGATCTATCGTGCGCTCGACCCCGAAACGCAAAAGCTGGTCGATGAGCGGGTTAATTATGCCATCGAAACTGGCCCGCGCATTATGCAGCAAGACGCGTCTTCGCGCCCATTTGCGGCACAAGAAGCGCTGGCTAATTCTGCACGGCAGCAGACAAATACGCGTAACCAGTACGCGAACGTCATTTCGGGTCTTGATTTGTCGAATACCGGCAAATTTGCTGAGCAAGTTAAAACGCCTGCTCTGCAATGGGCTCGTGATACGATGCGCGCATTTGGTGTGCCGGACGCAATATTGAATAGCATCACTGACCTCAATCAGCTTGCTGATGCGGAAGTAATTAGAAAACTAAAAACTAATGCTGGCTTTGACAAAACAAATGAAGTCCAGCAACGGTCGTTCAATGCTGTGATGGAAAGAATGGCGGCCCTTCCGGGGCAAGCCAACTCGCCCGAAGCTGCATCTATATTGATTGCAGATTTGATGTTGTCGGCACAGCGCGACATCGATCTCAACAACTTCTACAATCGCGCCCGTGATTACGCGATTAAGAAGGGTGCTACGGGTGGCGCGGATCAATATATCGGTCGCGGGCTTGAAGAGCGGTTCATGCAAGCCCAAGAAGGCAAGTATGCAGCTGAGAAAAAAGCCCTTGCCGACATGATGTTCACGAAGATCGCTGTGCCGGATGCAAGCGGCAAGGTGAAAGAAACGAACCTCATGCAGTACTTGTCATCAACCGGTGGCAAAGTCGATCCAGCAACAAAAGCGAAGATCGAAAAGATGTTCGGTAAGGATGTCCTGCGCTACTTCGGGGGCTACTGATGGCTGAGCCGGAAATTCAACTCGGTCCACGCGGCGGCCTTCTTCAGAAACCAGCGGCCCCCGCTCCGGATGGCGCTCCCGCTGCTGCGCCACCGCAAGAAGGTGGAGGGTTCGAAATCGGCCCTCGTGGCGGCATCACAACGCAAAGAGAAGCTGAGCCCGTACCGGACTATGGCCGCGATATCGGCAAGTCTGCATTGGCTGGATTGGGGCGTGGTGCTGTCGGTCTGACGGGCCTTCCCGGCGATATCGAGAGCCTTGTCGATTTTGCGCGTGAGAAGATTTCCGGCACGAAGCCGGGAGAACGCTATTTCCCAACATCGGCAGAGATGATCTCAAAGGCCGAAGCGCTGCATCCGACTGTTAAAGAGGTGCTAAGCCACGCGCCTCAGACAACTATTGGCAAATATGTTAAGTCCGGTGCTGAATTCGTCCCCGGCGCGCTTATCGGCCCCGGCGGCCTCGGCGCTAAGGTGGCCGGTGGTATCGGTGCCGGTCTAGCTGTGCAGGGTGCAGAGGATGTCTCTAAGGCCGCTGAGCTGAGCCCTACGGCAGAGGCGGCGCTCAAGTTCGGTGTCTCGATCCCCGCGTATATGGCTGGCGCGAAGGGCGCTTCCTTGGCTGCAAAGCCTTTCACGGGGCTTGTGTCTCCGGGTGGCGTAGCGAAGGAGCAGCTGGCCAGCTCGTTGGCTAAAGACATTTCTTCCGGCGGCAAATACGGGGCACCTGCAGAAGCCGCATCGGCCCTCGCGTCGGGCGCTGAAATGGCACCGGCAGCATTAGCTGGGGCGCGGACGAAAGACCTTATTGGGAAGGCCGCCGCGCGCGTCGGCGATGACGCCCTCAAATCATACGAAACGGCAGCCATGGCAGCTGCCGAGAATGCTCCGAAAAACACGATCAGCCACATCGACAACTTGTTCGGTGCGCCGGTAGATGCGTTTGACGAGATGCAAGCGCTTGCTCGCCGCATGCGCGACGTGAATTCCGAAAACTATCAGCGCGTGATGGCGCTCCCCGAAGTGCAAGCTATTGGTGGCCCTCAGTATGATGCGATCATCAAGCGTGTTCCTCAACGGCTTATGAACAAAGTCGCTGAAGACATGCGGATGAGCGGCGTCATGCCCGAAGAACTCGGTATGGTCGCTGGCAAGGGCGGCTATTCTATCAATCCAGCTGGCATGCCGTTGCGCTTTTGGGATGAGTTGAAGAAGGGCCTCGATTCTCAGATGTCGGGCCTCAAAGACGTGTCCGGCAAGATCACGGATCCGAGCCGGTTCAGCGCTTTGAACAGCCTCAATTCTGATTTGAAGACCCAGCTGAATAAGGTCGATGCTTATAAAGCGATCCGCGACGAGGCCGCAGAAATGTTCGGCGCTCGCGATTGGACCGAGCTGGGTCAGAAATACTTCACGATGACCGACCGCAATATGGGGAAGGTCAAAGATCTTGAGACGCGTCTTGCGAAGGCAAGCGATGAGCGCAAGATGGACTTCGCTTATGGCCTCGCAAGCTCCTACAAAGATTTGCTGAACACCAATCCCGACAAAGCGCTCGCTCTCTTCAGCGGCAAGACGGGCCAGTTCAACGTCAATAAGTTCATCAATGGCCTTGCGCCGTTGGGTGACAATGCGGGTGTTGATCTCATTGGTCGTGCGAATGCGGAATATTTGAACCGCAACATTGCGGCGATCAAGCCGACCTTTGGCAGCCAAGTGAAGAGTCAGTATCTCCCAATCATCGGCGGCGCTGCCGGTGGATTGGTCGATCTGCTGATGCAGCCATTCATATGGTCCGGAAGCCCGAGCGCCATCATGACCACATTGGCGGGCGCAGGGCTGGGCAAGCTCTATTCGATGAAAGAAGCGCGCATCGCCGGTAAGGTGCTTGAATACGCATCCGACCCCGCAATGACAGCAGAGCTGGGGCGCTTGATTGCGAAGGATCCAGCTGCGCGGTCGTTCCTCGCGAAGACGAATTCGGTGCTGAGCCGTGGTGTGAAGTATCCGGCGGGTGTCGGCACAATCTCGGCTGGCGAACAGGCTGCGCAGCCACAACAAGAACCGACACAGACAACGCGCGCAACCGGTGGCCGTATTGGCCGCGCAACCGGTGGCCGCACCAATGGCATGATGACGGCAGAGATGCTTATGCGAGCTGCCCATGCCGCAAAAAAGAAAATCAACAAGACAACAGAAGAGATTTTGAACGCGCCCGACGAGGCTGTGGTAAAAGCTCTTAGTGTCGCCAAACAACACATCTGAGGACAGCTTCGATGGTCAGCTCCTACACACCGAACAAGAACCTCGAAAAGCCCGGAAACGGCGACTACGTCGATACATGGAACGTCCCAGTCAATGGTGACATGAACATTATCGATGCTGCCTTTGGCGGCACATTCGGTGTGTCTTTGACGAACACGAACGTCACGCTGACACAGACGCAAGCGCAGAACGTCAATATCAACCTCACCGGCCTTCTGTCCGCAAACGTGACTGTCTATCTGCCTGCATCCGTCGCGGGCTTTTGGATCGTCACGAACGCCACGACCGGCGCTTTCACAGTAACGATTGCATCCGCTGGCGGCTCTCCCGGCACTAGCGTTGTGGTGCAGCAGGGCTTCGCCGCGCTTGTATGGTCAAACGGTTCAAACGTCCGCTTCGGCGACGATGACCGCACGGCTCTCATCGCTGGCAACGGCATTCAAATCATTGGCAGCACGATCTCGCTTGTTGCGCCGGTCACAGTAGCCAACGGCGGCACGGGCGGCACGGATGCGGCCACAGCTCGCGCTGGAATCGGCGCTGCAGCTTCTGCCACGCAAATCGCAACCGGCGCGGGCTTGCAGGGTGGCGGCGATCTATCTGCCAACCGCACACTATCCATCGCTACGGGTGGTGTGACATCGGCCATGCTGGCGGCAGGGGCAGCCACGGGCAATCTCGGCTATACGCCTGTTAACCGCGCTGGCGACACCATGACGGGCGCGCTGAACATCGGCTCTTCGGGCGCGCCGCTCACGGTCAACTCGACCAATAGCAATCAGAACAAAATCGTGTTGTCTGACAACGGCACCGTCCGTGGCAATATCGGCGCAACATCTGCCAACTGTCTTGCAGTTCAGAATGCTGCTGCGACTCTCACGACGCTGACGGTCGATAACAGCGGCAATCTCACGGCTGCTGCGAACGTCACGGCCTATTCAGACGTGCGGTTGAAGAAAGATCTCGTGAACATCGAGAATGCGCTTGAGATCGTCAATCGCATGAATGGCTACCGGTATACGCGCATCGATACGGGGCAGAAAGAAATCGGCCTCGTGGCGCAGCAGCTGACCGGCGATCTGCCGGAAGTTGTGAAGCAGAACGAAGAATATATGTCGGTCGCATATGATCGCATCGTGGCTGTCCTTGTCGAAGCGGTGAAAGAACTCACGAAGCGCGTGGAAGCATTGGAGGCTAAATAATGCCTACCCCTGCCTCCGGCGCAATCAGCATGTCGGACATCAACGCCAACTTTGGGCGTGGAACTGATCTGAATGCGTACCGAAACACCATATGGTATCAGCCCGCATCGCTGACCTTCGGCTACTTCAACAGTGGCACGATCAGCATGTCGGATTTCTACAACAAGCAGGGCACCGACCCAGCTGGATCCGGCGCGAGCGATTACACGTCGCCCGGAACGTACTTTTTCGTCGTGCCGCTCTTCCGCAACTTCCTACAGATTCAAGTGTGGGGCGCAGGCGGTGCAGGCGGTGAATATGTCTCCGGTGGCGGCGTTGTCGCTAGTGGGGCTGAAAGCCGCGTTTATATGCCCAATGGCGAACAGGTCGCTGGCTTCGGCGGCGGTGGCGGGCAGAACGCTCAGACCTCGCGCTTTGGTGGCAACGTCTTCGGCGCTGGCGGCGGGGGCGGCGGTGCCGGTGGTGGCAACCAACAGAACGTAGGCGGCCAAGCAGGCTTCGGTGGCGATGCTGGCGGCATGGGCGGGGCTTCTCCCGCTGGCGGTGGCACTACGGGCTCTCCGCCGAATTCCACGCAGGGCACACCGCTCTATGCCTACAACGGCAATTTCCCCGGCGGCGGGGCTTCGTCCTTCCGATTCTTCGACAGCGCTGGCAAGTACAATGCTTTCGGTGGCGGCGGTGGCGGTGGCGGGTATGCGCGCTCTGTATGGGGCGGTGGCACGTTCTACACGCAAACGGTCACCATTGTGATTGGCGCTGGCGGCGCGTCTGCCGTCAGCACCGGAGCCAGTGGCCGTGTCTACATCAACTGGGGCTAAGCGCGCCGCCGGTTGAAGGCTGTGCCTCGCTGGTAGACGATGGCGTGATGCTCTTTGCACCACGGCTCAGAAGGCTTCGCAGCAAACTGACCGCAATAGAGCTTGTCCGGCAGGATCCACCGGCAGTCGTGCATACCGAGCTGCATGATTCGCTTCGGCTTCGCGACGTGCGCCGATTCTTCCGGGGACTTCGGAGGAACAAGAGGCGGCTTCGGCATTTCCGGCTCCTTCTTCAGTTTGACCGGCGCGATGGTCGTGAGCTTCGGCGCTTGTGGAAGGCGCTCCGGCTTCTTCGGCTTCACAGCATTAGCGCGATCATAGGTGTGGGATTTAGCCTCACCGTTCTTCTGTGCTCGATGCACGATGCCCATCACAGCATTCCGTGTGATAGCCAATGCAAGCGCAATCTCGCCCGATGTTTGTCCGCTATTCCATAAGGCTACGATCTGCTTGTTTCGCTTCTCAAGATTGCGATTGATCATTAGGGGCCTTCAGCATCTCTTCGATATTGGCGAGAACATTCTCCGTGGCTGCCTTCGGGCGCATAAGGAATGCCGGGACGGGATCCTCGGTCAGCTCGCGGAAGCCTTCCTCCTTCGGATAGCCGTGCTGGATGCGGACGATGAGATCATCAAACCGCGTGGCCAGTAGGGCCATATAGGCATCCGATTCCTTCTGCCGTTGCTCATAGAAGGATTGGAATTCACGGGCTTGCTTGTCGAAGAATAGCTGAGCCTCTTTCTTGATGGCTTTGAGGTCATCGACAAGTAGGTGCTCGGTGCGTTGCTGTTCATTGGCAAGTTGATTGATGATGGCGTCGAGATTGCGCATGTTTACTCTCCTTAGCGACGATAATTAACACGGGGGCCGGAACGCATGGGCTGACGATTGTCATCCTCATAGCCGTCCTTTTCGATGTATTCTTGCACTTTCGCGATGTGGAACGTGCTGAGAATGATGGGGCCGACCTCTTCCCACACGGTCTCGCCGGTGTGGTTGCGATTGTGAAAGCGCTGCATCACGAGGATGAAATCATTCTCACACATAAGCTCATACAGCTCGGGGATAGATGCAGCCTCAACGTCTGCGACTAGCTTGTGCAGCGGCATGCCCGACGAGTTGGGCATATTCATTGTGATCATCACTCGCATTGATCTCTCCTCACGACTGTACCGTCGAGCTTCTTTTTCCATTTAGACCCTCTACCCATAGGCAGTGGGCTCTTACTCTTTTTCAGACCTAGATGGGCCGCTTTCTGTCGCTTCGCCTTCGTGATTGCAGCCATATCCGCTTTCGTCTTTTCAGAGGCGCACCCCTTACACGTCAAGCGAATATTGTCATCCGTATCTTCGCCGCCAAGGCCGAGGGGTCTGACGTGTTCGAATATAAATTTCCCCGGCGTAAGCTTGATCGAGCAGACCATACATTTGCCGTGCTCTCGCTCCCATATCGCCAGCTTGCGGCGGCCCGATATGGCCCCGCGCTTTGTGGTGCCAACGTCCTCGGTCAATTTAGCGTCTCGTTTTCATTCCATACGCAAAGGCCGAGGGCGTCGAATGATTCCACCATCGTGCGGATGTTGTCATACAACGTATCGGCGACCTCTTGTGCGGCTGATGCGTTGACGCAATTATTCGTGATCAGATGCACGATGAGCCGCTCAATCGCAGAGAATGTGATCATGATGTTTTCACCGTCGCACTCTTCAGCGAATGTCGTGAACATCTCAACAATCGCCTTTTCCTTTTCTTCATCGATCCCGTTCATAACTTCATCTCCGCTCTTTTGTTAGCATTGTGGCTCTGCCACTCGTAGAACTTCATCTTGATATATTCGAGTTGCACTTTGAGAAGGTTCGCGTCCTTGCGGGCCGTGACCATATTCGAGACGTATTCCTTCCATTCCGCCGACCCCTTCACGATCATTTCCGCCTTACTGACAGCCATGTCGCCCTGCGCCAGCATGAGCTGGTTGAGGTATGCGGACTTAGTTTCTTCCAGCATGTTAGCTGCTGAATCTGCATCGACCCATCGTTTCGCGATGATCCGGAATTGTTCACTTATCGGTAGATTGCTGTCTATCATCTTTCATCCTTAACTGTTCGCACCCTCGCATGTTGATAAAAGCGTTGTCCCGTATAGCTTTTCCGCCATTGATGT